CGGAGACCGGTCTCGCCGCCACGCGGATACGGATGATCCTCATGAACCCGCTCTACAACGGCTGGATCCGGCGGCACCGGGGCAAGGACGAGACGCGGCGACCGGCACCCTGGCGGGCGACGCCACCCGTGTCAGACGAGCTGTGGGCACGTGTGGAGGAGGTCCGACGCGCCAAGACCCGGGGTGGGGGACCCAAGAACTGGGACCGCGTCGACCTGCTCGGCGGCCTCCTCGTGTGCGTCTGCGGGCGGCAGCTCCGTAACGACGGCACCTTCGCCGATGGCCGCCACCGCAAGCACCACGCGAAGCCGTGCGAGGCCTGGGGCCGCAAGGCCCGCCTCGGCGATCAGACATGGGAGGGGCCAGTGCTTGCGCAGGTCGCCGGCATCGCGCTCGACGACGCCACCATGGCGTCCGTCGTCGCGGCGCTCGGGTCGAACCACCAGCCGGTCGCGATCGACCGAGCACGGATCGATCGGCAGATCCGCGAGCTCGCGCTGGAGCACGCCGGCGGCCTGCTCGGTGACGACACCTACCTCGCGCGCCTCAGGGCGCTCCGCGAGCAGCGGGACGCGATCGTGGAGCGAACTGCCCCGGGCCTGCCCGGCCATCGCGCGGTCGAGTGGCTGCGCGCCCTCAGCGAGTCCTTCCAGACCGCAGACGTACCGAAGGAGAAGGCAGACCTGATGCACGCCATCTACGAGCGGATCACGGTCGCGGGCCCCTTGATCGTGGGCGTCCGGCTGACCCAGGCGGCCTACGCGCACGGATTGGCGCTGGCGCTGCCCGAAAAGGTTGAAATGGCGCGCCCGACAGGTGTTGGACGCGCGATTACAACCTGTAGCCTCCCGATCGAGGGCAGGGACGAGTGGATCGCCGCGGTCGAGCGATTGGCATGAGAGACGGCTACCTGCGCGGCGCACTCTCGCGCCCAGCGACGCAACGCCAGCTAGACGTCCTCGCTGCCTTCGTTGCCGCTGGATCCGTCTCCGGCGCGGCCCGGCTCTTGGACATTCGGCCGAGCACAGTGAAACGTCACCTCGCCGACCTGCGTGCGCGGTCGGGTCTCACCACCCAGCAGCTGATCTACCGCGGACGCGCCCAGGGATGGCTCCTCGTGCCGGCTCTTGAGGGCGAGCGTGCGGAGCTGCATCGTTGGTCATTCGCGGATAGCCAGCAATCGTCCTCCTGATCCCGTCGATCCGCGAGACTGTGGGGGCTCAGGGCATGGTCGCTTCCGAAGCGCGGACCCCTGCCTACTCTAAATCCTTTAGAGCTTCTGCTATGCTCCACAGCGTGAGTACCACCAAGTCTCTGTCGATCGAGCAGCTCCAGCTCCTGCCGCAAGACGCCTTGGTCGAGTCGCTTCGAAGCCGGCCGGAGGACCAGTGGTTCGATCGGACCAGTGCGCGGACAAATGCGAAGCACATCGGAGACATCCTTGCGAGCCTCGCCAATGCCGAGGGGGGACTCCTCGTAATCGGGATAGCGGACGGACGGGTTGAGGGCGTCGCCGCGACGCGATCCTTGCTGAACGAATGGAAACAGGCTGCCGTCGATTTCACGGTGCCGCCAGTGCGTCATCGCTTCCGGCTGGTGCCTTGCATGAACGACGCTGGGGCACCGGATCAGCTCGCACTGATCGAGGTCGAGCCCAGCGAACATGTGCACGAGACGGTCCGTGGCGACACGATCCTTCGGATCGGCGACGAGAATCGCCGGCTCGGGCCAGTCCAGGCGATGGAGCTCCGATTCGACAAGGGCGAGTCGATCTACGACGGCACTGCCGTCAAGGGGGCTCGCGAGGCTGACCTGGAACCCGACCTGATGGATAAGTACGTGGCAGGCATCCGTGGCGTGCATCGGCCGAACATCGTGCTTCAGTCGCGCGGCCTCCTCGTTGGTCGCGACGGTGCGCTCGCGCCCACAGTGGCGGGCCTACTCGTGCTCGGGCGCGATCCACAACAAACGTTCCCGGAGGCGTATGTGCGCCTGATTCGATACCGAGGATCGTCCCGAGAGACCGGGGTACGCGCCAACGTGATCCAAGACGTGGTATGCGGTGGTCCGATCACGGCCCAGATCGATGCCGCGCGACGCCGTCTGCGGCGGTGGATACCGGCCACGATCCGTCTCGGCGAGGCCGGCCGATTTGCCCGGGCGACGCTCATTCCGGAGTTTGCCTGGCTCGAGGCGATCGTAAACGCTGTCGTCCACCGCTCATACAGCATGGCAGGGGATCACACGAGGGTGGAGCTCTTCGATGACCGCCTCGAAGTCGAGAGCCCAGGCCGGTTGCCGGGACTGGTGCGCATCGAGAACCTTCGTTCGACGCGATTCGCCCGGAACCCTCGGATCGCCAGGGCGGTAGCCGACCTGGGTTACGGACGGGAACTTGGCGAGGGCGTGAATCGGATGTTCGAGGAGATGCAGCGGGCTGGCCTACCGGATCCGATCTATACGCAGGGATCGGCTTCCGTGCGGGTTACGTTTCTTGCTGACACCCTATCCGGTCGCATCTTGGACGCCCTGCCCACGGGCCTAGAGCGGTTCGTGGAGTTTCTGAGTCGAACGGGCCGGGTCACCACTACCCAGGCCGTCGGGCTCATGCGGCTGTCGAGGCCGACGGCTCTGAACCACCTACATCACCTCGCGAGCCTCGGCCTCATCGAGCATGTTGGTACGTCGCTGAAGGATCCTCGCGGTTACTGGCGACTGCACCGGGGCGACGGTCTGCGGTGACCTACTAGGATGGTGGCAACACTAAAACTTTTATAGCTGCCCTCTCGCCATCCTGTACAATCACCGGGACAACCGTCAAAGCTCGGCACGTGGACGACGCGATTGCGTGTCGCTATGGCCCAGAAGGTACTAGACGCCTGAGATAGCGCAGGTGCTATATTGAACCCGCTTGGTGGCCGCGTGGCCGCACCGATCTGGAAGGCATACGGATCCGATACGTTCGCGGACTGGCTTGCTGACTGCCACTTGGACCCGAGTGTCTTCATGCGGGTGTACGCCCATTTCGTCAACATCGTCGACAAGATCGAACTGAGCGGTCCGCACGCCGATGCGAAGTGGGTCAAGAAGCTTGAGGGGTATGGCGGTCTCGGCGAAGCGCGCTACAACGACGGAACTGGCGCCTACCGGATGTTCTTCAAGTTCGGCAGACTCGGGCTCGAGCCCGTCGCGGTGTTCGCCGATGGAGACCGCAAGAACAGCGATGATTTCCCGCCCGAGCGATACGAGAAAGCCCTCCGGCTCGTCGATGCGTGCCTTGAATCCGAAGGCGTCGACGAAGCCAAGGATTGGTAGCCGTGCGTCGCTCTAGCGGTTGGGATCGGCTGCGATCTGTCGAGGCATCGCCTGAGTTTCGGGAATACCTGGCGCGAGAGTATCCATATCGCACCGTGGCGCTGGCTGTTGTCGCGCTTCGGGGGCGCCATCAATTGTCTCAATCGGAACTCGCGACGCGCGCACACACAACTCAATCCGTGATCGCGCGTTTGGAGTCGGGCAAGCACCCGGCCGAGCTGCGACTGCTTCATCGCCTCGCGGTTTCCCTCGGTGAAACGTGGACGGTCTCGTTTGACCCGCCAGGGCTGGAGCCCTCCGAGACGCAGCTCCCCACAGGTGAAGGTGTGGCGGGACGGACAGACCGAGTCTTGATGCCCAGCAGGAGTGGCGACGATCTGCTCGATGCGTTCAACGACGCGAACACATCGAGTGACTTTGCGGGAGCCCAAGAGGCCGCTGCAAAGATCGCGGCAGAACCATCGACTCCCCGCCGACGGGTCGCCCTGGCCCTCGCGAGTTACAACAGGGAGGATTACAAACTTGCAAGAGAGTGGGCGGAGGCCGCTCTGACGGGCGATCTGCCAGGCCCGTCACGAGAAACGGCGACGCTCGTGCTCGGACGCGCACTGATAAACCTTGATCACCCACGAATGGCGATCCAGGTTCTTCGGAAGGTGGCCGCCCACACACCAACCATCGGCTGGCTTCTCCCAGCCGCGATGGCAGATGCCTACGTCCAACTTGGCAATAACGACGCCGCCATGCGCGAGGCCGGCCGCGCGTTGGAGGCCGCCGACGACGTGCCTGAGGCGCGGTTCCATATCGCGCGCACTGCCTGGCATGCCGGCCGCGTCTGGGATGCCCTCGACCACGTTTCTCGGTATCGAGTGATGGTGCCGGGGAGCCTCCCGGGCCTCCTCCTGCACGCCTCGATCCTCGGATACCTTGGTACCCAACGTGAGGATCGCGAGGCGTTTGAATCTGCGCTCCGCCTGCTCCAGGTTGCTGCCACCGATACCGACAATTGCGAGGCGATCAGGCTCTCTGCTCTGACCGCCGCGAAGCTCGGTCGGTGGCGAGACGCCTTTCGCTGGTCCAGCCGCCTGATTCGACGGACCCGTCGAGCATGCAAGCATCCAGGTGGCGCGGACGCACACCGGCACGACATCGAGACTTACATCGTCCCGAGCGCGTTCGAGGCTCTTGGGGAACGTAACCCCGTTGCTCTTGAGCAGGCGGCGGACGAGGCAGAACGGCGCTTTGGTAGGTTGGCGTTCTTGGACTCGCAACGGGCACTTGCAAGAGCGCTGAAGGGGGACATCGCAGGTAGTCTGGCTGCGCTAGGTCGGACCGTGGAGACCCTGGCAGACGCCCCGTCTACGGACCAAGTCATTATTGCAGCGGCCTTTTACGGACGCGCCGAGTATGCCAAGGCGTTCGGGATCCTACGCCGCGTCGAGCACGATCTCACTCGCCCCGTCGGCATGCTTCGGTATCTCGAATGCGCGATAGCTGCTGACAAGCTTGACGATGCCCGTCGCGTAGTTGGCCTCATCGCTGAGGGCGATGACGCCGCGGCGGACGTGGCCCGACTTGCACACGGCTTGCTTCAAGCGTTCGATCGCAAGGCGGCCAGGGGACTGCTGGTGACCGTCGCCGAGGCAGATCTGCGCTGGTTCCCACACTCCCCAACTGGCGAGATGCCGAGTCCGCGCCAGTCACCCTGGGAAGGCCGACACCATCGGACTACGCCGCTCCTCGATGGGCTCACGCGTCCACTGGTGCACTAGAGAGGGCGGCGGAATCGCTGGTGGGGCTCCCCTTATCGTCGCGGTGACTCGGAAGAGCGACCGTGGCACCTCGACCACATGACACGGCGCGACCCCAGCCGTCGAGGGTGGCCCTGCAGGCGTAGCACCGCAGGGTAATAGACCGCAACATCGACCGGGCTCACGCTTGGCGAGCGATGACCCGACGCTCGGCGATGGCTTGTTCAGACACTGTTGGGGGCCCAAAGGATGCTTTAGGCCCGGGCTCGAACCTGCCCTTGACCGCGACGTTTCCCGCGCCGACGTCGACTGGCTGCGATCGGGCGTCACCAGCGTCGTGAGCGCCAGGGCCCGCACGTTCCCGGCAGGGCGAGCGGATCCATGAAGCTCTGCACCGTCTGTGGCGTCGTCACGAGCCGATCGACTGGACGCTGCGGCGAGCATCCGCGCCTGTCGGGCATCGGTGCCAACCATCACGTCCACGCGGACCCGCGATGGGCTCGCCTGTCCAAACGGATGATCGCCCGCCACGTCGGCCAGTACGGCTACGTATGCCCTGGCGATGGTTCCGAGCATCCGGTGCATCCAACGCGTGACCTGACGCTCGACCACGTCTTGGCACTCATCGATGGTGGCGCGCCGTTCGACCCTGCCAACACCCGCGTGCTGTGCCGATCGAGGAACTCGGCCAACGGAGCGCGCCTCGTGAACGCAAGAAGGCTCGACCGGGGGTACCCACACGCGGGTTCCGTCCTCGTGGAAGTCCGCGCCTCCCAATCGTGCGCACGCGGCCGGGTTTCGCGAATTATCCCGGCCGTCCCCGACGCCGCGCGCGACGACGGTGGCCCACGGGCGCCACGGTTGGCCCACATGGCGCGATGAGAAACGCCACGGCCATCCGCGCGACCGAACGTGAAAGGGCCCTGGGTTCGTGCCCAGGGCCCGAGTCTCGGCTGGTTGCGGTCGGGCTATCCGGCGTCACCCTGGGAGCCCGCCTCCGGCACGGCAGCCTTGCGCCCGCGCGGGGCCCGCGTCCGGATCGGCTCGAGCTTCGGCGTCCTGGACTCCTTGGTCTTCCGGCCGCCGACGGCCTTGGGAGTGGCGACCGCCACCGGCTCCGGCTCGGTCGACAGCGCCTCGCTCGCCGTCCCGCCCTCGTCGGCCCTGCGAGCCAGCGCAGCCTTCCGGAGCTCCTTCGTGTACTGGTTCCAGTGGGGCTTGCACATCCGGCCCAGACCGTCCTTCTGGCTGGGCTGGGCCGGGAAGTCGCCGACCGGCGCCTCGTGCGCCTCGATCCCGAACTTCGCCGATCCGATGCACTTCCGCATGTCCGCCACGTCCGTCGTCCTTTCGCTTGCCGTCGCCGATCTGGCGTTCGGCAGCCCATCCCTCACTCGGTTGGCGAGACGATGCAAGGCCGAAGATCGGGGGCCGCCTGATGACGACGAAGACGCGCGTCGCCGTCACCCCGACCGCGGCCTGGCGCAACCGGATCACCGGTGCAGGTGAGGAGGCACCTGACCAGCTCCTTGCCAACCCGGCGAACTGGCGGATCCATCCGAAGGCGCAGCAGGACGCCCTCGCTGGGGCTCTCGACCAGGTCGGCTGGGTCCAACAGGTCCTCGTGAACCGGCGCTCGGGCTTCGTGGTCGACGGCCACGCCCGGGTGGCGCTCGCTCTCAGCCGCGGCGAGACGACCGTGCCGGTCCTGTACGTCGATCTCGAGCCCGAGGAGGAGGCGCTCGTCCTCGCCACCCTCGACCCGATCAGCGCGATGGCCGGCCGGGACGACGAGAAGCTCCGGACCCTCCTCTCCGAGATCACGGTGGACGATGCCGGGCTCCTCGCCCTCCTCGGCGACCTGGCGGGCAACGATCCGAAGGCCGGCCTGACCGATCCGGACGAGGTGCCCGAGACGCCCGAGGAGCCCTACGTCAAGCCGGGCGAGCTGTACGTGCTCGGCGACCACCGCATCCTCTGCGGCGACGCAACGAACCCAGGGGACGTGGGCAGGCTGCTCGACGGGGCGGCACCGACGCTTCTCGCGACGGACCCGCCTTACGGGGTGCAGCTCGACCAGACCTGGCGCGACGGCGTCTACAACGGCCCGCGCAAGCGGGTGCGCGGCTGGGGCGTCGTCGCGGGCGCCGCCAAGCCGTACATGATGCGCGACGCCCCAGATGGCCAGCCCGACGGCAACGACGCCACACGGGCCACCCGTGGCGCCCACGGGCGAACCGCGGGCCATCGCCACACCACCATCAGCGGCGACGTCCGGGCGGACTGGTCCGAGGCATTCGCTCTCGTGCCCTCCCTCCAGGTTGGCTACGTCTGGTACGCGAGCGCCCACACCCAGGAGGTTCTATCCGGCCTCCTCGCCATCGGCTTCGAGCTGGCCCAGCAGATCATCTGGGACAAGGGCCTCTTCTCGATTGGGCGCTCCTGGTACCACTGGGCGCACGAGCCCTGCTTCGTGGTCCGCAAGCCGGGCGTGCCCAACCTCTTCATCGGCGAGCACGACCAGGCCACCATCTGGCGCGCCCCCTCACCCAAGCGGATCGGCTCGGGCTCCAAGGAGCACAAGGAGGACCACCCGACCCAGAAGCCCGTGGTCCTGTCCGAGATCCCCATCCGCAACCACCTGCGCCCGGGCGAGGCCGTGTACGAGCCCTTCAGCGGCTCAGGCACGACCCTCATGGCGGCCGAGACCCTGGGCCGGCGCTGCTACGCGATGGAGATCGACCCCAAGTACGTCCAGGTCGCCATCGAGCGGTGGCAGAACTTCACGGGCCGGCAGGCGGAGCGCCTGCCTGGCCCCAGCCCGCTGTCTGTGGCGAGTCAGATCAAATGACAACGCCGAGTGAGCTAGATGGCCTCGACCCCGGAATCATTCGGGCCGTTCGTGTGCTGCGTCGTGCGGGAGTAGAAACCTACGAATCATGCGAAGGCGGGCCTGGGCATTGCTACCCAGATCCCGCCGTTCGTTTCCTCGGACAAAGGTACGAGGGGTTTCGTGCGCTCAGCGCGGCTTTGCAGGGCAGCGTTGAGATCGGGCTGCGGCTCTACATGCTCCGACGGATTTGGACCATCGAAGACGGCGAGCCGACGGGCCCCACCTGGGAGCTTGTATGGCTGCGGCCGCGATCAGCCCAACCGGATGCAGTCGTCGCACCTGGAGAAGTTCCCAGTGCCTGACCGCCAGTTCTCCCGCTTGATCTGCTTGCCAGTCGGGCAGTCGTCGTGATCGTGATGGACGTACCGCTGGCGCTGCATGTCCTCCGGCGAGATGGAGTGATACGCCGCGACCTTTGCCATTGCCGTTACCTCGCTTGCTACAAGCCGGACGGGTTGGTCTCTTCGGGTTCCGCCTCTCGGAGACCATCCCGTCTCACCCTCACGGGTCGCCTCAATTCTACCGCTGCGGCTACGCTCAAAACCCTTCTGAATCGAACAGGTGATCGATTCTTGGTCCCATCGTGGTCCGGCGAAGCCGCCGGTTCGCTACCCGATTTCGCAGTTGAGCCGGGCACCGAATTCGCCGCCCGTTCCGTCGGGAGGCCGAGTCGTGGGTAGGCGCGGTCCGACCCCGACCCCGACCAAGGTGAAGATGCTCCGCGGCGAGACGCGCCCGAGCCGACTGAACCTTCACGAGCCGATGCCCTCGCCGGACATCCCGAAGATGCCGGCCGACATGGACGCCGAGGCGAAGGTCGTGTGGCGGCGTGTGCTCCGCGACATGCGCCATACGGGCGTCATCCGGGCCGCCGACGCGGACATCCTGCGCTGCTATTGCGAGGCGGTCAGTCGCTACGCCCAGGCGGCGCGCCTCTATGCGCAATCGGGTCCCATCACCAAGCGCGACGGGAACCTCGTGAAGAACCCGCTCCACCAGGTCGCCCGTGACAACGCCGACGAGATCCGCCAGTTCGCCCGCGAACTCGGCCTCTCGCCCTCGGCACGGGTGGGCTTGCGGATCGAGCGCGAGCAGGCGATGAGCTCGCTCACCGCCGACATCGGCCTCCCGCCGAGGCTTCGGGTGGTCGCCGATGTGGGCTGAGCCGTGGTTCCTGATGCCCTCAGCGGCGGTCCGCATTTCGCTGCCTATTGCGAGCGATACGTGCGGCACACCAAGGGCCGATGGGCCGGTCGACCGCTCATCTACGAGGCCTGGCAGCGCGAGTTCTGGTGGGAGGCATTGGAGTTCGATCCGGCGACCGGCCTCCGCATCTACAACGAGGTCGGCCTCGGGCTCCCGCGAAAGAACTCCAAGAGCACCATGGCTGCCGGTGCCGGGCTGTACATGCTCGACGCCGACGGCGAGTCCGAGCCTGAGGTCTACGTCGCCGCGGCGGCCCGCAACCAGGCCGGGATCGTCATGGGCCAGTCGATCAGCATGGTCCGCCGGTCCCCGCTCCTGCTCGATCGCCTCCGGCCTTACCGCTCGCTCCGGATCGAGTGCGCCCGCAACGGCGGGATCATGCGCTCGCTGTCCAGCGACGGCGCGCTCCAGCATGGCCTCAACCCCTCGGCCAACATCATCGACGAGCTGCACGCTCACAAGTCAGCCGAGCTGTACACCGCCCTCACGACCGGGACCGGCGCCCGCGAGCAGCCCTTCACCCTCTGGATCACGACCGCTGGCGTCGCCGGTGAGGGCATCCTCGCCGACCTGTACGACTCGATGTTCTCCGGAACCGGCGAGCTCGAGGTCCGGGGCTCCCTGCTCATCTACCGGGACCGGGTCAACGGGACGCTCATCTACTGGTACGGCGCCCCGCGCGACGCGGACATCGAGGCCCCCGCCGTCTGGCTCGCCTGCAATCCCGCCTCCTGGCTGCAGGACGGCAAGTACCTCGGTCGTGAGTTCGCGAGGCTTCGGGCTCGGGGCGCACTCCTCGAATGGCGCCGCTACCACCTCAATCAGTTCGTCGGATTCGAGGACACCTGGCTGCGCGAAGGCGCGTGGTCTGCGACGCGCGGCGACCTCCCGCTCAACGTCGCTCTGCCGATCGGGGTCGGCATCGACAAGAGCCCGGACGGCGAGCTTGGCGCGGTCGCGGTCGCGCAACGCCAGGGAGATCGCGTCGTGGTGAGATCGCAGGTGTTCGCCCCCGAGGCGGCCACGGGCATCGTGTCGGCCGAGGCGATGCGCGTCGCCCTCCGCACGCTCCGGACGACCTACCCACTGGCGCAGACCCGCGACGAGAAGACGAAGCGGGCGATCCCGGGACCCGCCTTCGCGTTCGACCGCGTGGCCTTCGGCGAGTCGGCCGAGATGCTCGTGCAGGACGGGCTGAACATGGTCGACGTGCCGATGACCGCGGCCGTGATGGGGCCGCCGTCGACCACGACATATGAACTCATCACAACGGGGCGTCTCGTCCACGCCGACGACCCGGTCCTCGCCGAACACGTCGCCAACACGACCGCAGTTCTGACCGACCGCGGCATGAAGGTCACCCGCTCCAAGCATGGCTCGACGCGCCCCAACGTGGCATGCGTCGCGCTCGTCCGCGCCGTCGCGATGGCCATGCAGGAAGCCCCGGTCGCGTTCGTGCGCACGCCCCGCAAGGCGGTCGGCTTCTGATGCTTGACCCGACTCAGGTTCGCCCGTTCCCCCCGGGAAGTCTCGAATGGTGGCTCGCCCGTCTCGGCAAGCGCCTCGACGACCGCGCGCCGGCCATGAACCGATACGAGGACTACTACGCCGGGCGGCAACCGCTCGCGTTCGTGTCCGACACGTTCCGCGCGGCCTTCGGCGACCGGTTCCGCGAGTTCAGCTCCAACTTCATGAGCCTGGTCGTCGACGCCCATCGCGAGCGGCTACAGGTCCAGGGCATCCGGATCGGCGAGCACCGCGACGGCGACACCGACGCCTGGGACTGGTGGCAGCGCAACCGGCTCGATGCGGAATCCCAAACGGCGCACACGGAGGCGCTCGTCAAGGGCATCGCCTACGTGCTCGTCTGGCCCGATCCCGCCTCTGGGGAGCCCGAGACGACGATCGAGTCGCCGCTCCAGGTCGTGGTCGAGACGGAGCCCGGCAAGAGCTGGAAGCGTCGGGCCGCCCTCAAGCGCTGGCTCGGCGACGACCGCCGCTACCACGCCGAGCTGTATCTGCCCGAGGGCATCTACAAGTTCCGTTCGGCGCAGTCGGCAGCCGACTTTTCCGTCCCGTCCTGGAGTCAGGTCGCCCAGTGGCAGCGCGACGAGGGGACCGACGAACCCTGGCCGGTGCGCAACCCACTGCGCGTCGTGCCGATCGTCCCGATCGTCAACCGGACGCGGCTCATGGGTCGGACGCAGCTCGGCGTCCCGGCGCCCGACGACGGGCAGTCCGAGATCGCGATGGTGATAAGCAACCAGGACGCGATCAACAAGCTCCGCGCCGACACGATCAACGCGTCCGATCTCGCCGCGTTCCGCCAGCGCTGGCTGAAGAACTTCCAGGTCGAGATCGACGAGAAGACCGGGCAACCGATCGAGCCCTTCAAGGCCGCAGTAGACCGCCTCTGGATCCTCCCGCCGCCCGATCCCGACGACCCGAACCCGCCCGATCCCGAGCTGGGTGAGTTCGAGCAGACCGACCTCGCCTCGATGATCGCCGCCATCTCCATGGAGGTCCAACACCTCGGCGCCATCAGCCGGACGCCCTACCACTACCTCCTGCCCCAGTCGGGCCAGCCGCCCTCGGGCGAATCCCTCAAGTCGGCCGAGACGGGCCTCGTCGCCAAGGTCCGCGACTCGCAGCTCTACAAGGGCGAGTCATGGGAGGAGGTCTTCCGTCTCAACTTCGCCTTCCGCGGCGACGCGCGCGCCGGCGATCTCGGGGCCGAGATCATCTGGAAGGACCCCGAGAGTCGGACGGAGGCCACCCACACCGACGCGATGTCGAAGTGGAAGGCCCTCAACATCCCCGACGAGATCATCTGGGAGGAGCTCGGCCTCTCGCCTCGGCAGATCGTCCGCATCCGCGAGCTGATCGCCGCAACCCCGCTCCCACCCGAGCCCCTGCCGCCTGACGCCGCGCCCACCACGGTTCCGATGACGCCGGCCGTCCATTCAGTACGTGCGCAAGGAGGCACCGAGACCCACCATGTCTGAAGCGACACCCGCGGGCGCAACGCCCGTCGTGGCCGGCGCAACGCCGGCCCAGACTCCGCCGCCGACCGGCACGCCATCTGTCGCTCCGCTGCCCGCAACGGGCGAGCCCGAGATCGGAGACGCGGGCAAGCGAGCCATCGACGCCATGAAGGCCGAGCGCAATGCCGCCGACGCGCGAGCCAAAGCCGCCGAGCGCGAGCTCGAAACCCTGCGGACCGCGAGCCAGACGGACCAGGAGAAGCTACTCAGCACGGCCAGGCGCGAAGCGGCGGCCGAGGAACGTGCCAAGTTCGAGACGATGCTCCGCCGCGCGGGCGTCCGATCGGAACTCCGGGCCAAGGGCCTGAGCGAGGCTCTCGCCGAGCTGGCCCTCAAAGATGACCGCTTCACCACCCTCAAGCTCGACGACGGAGGCCGCGTCACGGACGTGGATAAGGCTGTCGAGGCGTTCCTGAAGGACTTCCCTGAGATGGTCGCCCCGGCGGGCCCAGGGGGACCGACACGCGGCCCGCAGACGTCCCAACCGGAGCAGCCGAGAGATCTCGAGTCGGCCATCTCCGCGCATTACACGAAGCACTGAAATGAACCGGCGGCGCTAGCCGCCATCCCTCCGCCCGAGTGCGAGTGAAGGCGGAACGCGGGATGTCTCCCTACTCGCGGGAGCACCAAATATGCCAGTCACGCTTGCCCAGGCGTCGCTGAACGCGGCGACCGCCATCGACCACCAGATCATCGACGAGTTTCGCAAGTCGTCGTTCATCCTCGACCGCCTCCCGTTCGACCAGTCGGTCAACCCGGCCGGCGGCGGATCCACGCTGGTCTACGGCTACACCCGCCAGGTGAGCCAGCGCGCCGCCGCGTTCCGCGCGATCAACGCGGAATACAGCCCGACCGAGGTCACCAAGGCGCAGTACACGGTCAACTTGCGGCCGCTCGGTGGCTCGTTCCAGATCGACCGCGTGCTGACCGGGATCGGTGCCGTGTCGGAGGTGTCGTTCCAGTTGACGCAGTTGGTCAAGGCGACCAAGGCGTACTTCTCGGACCAGGTCATCAACGGCAACGACTCCGTGACAACGGACGGCTTCGATGGCCTCAACCAGGCGCTCCAGGGGACCGCTACGGAGGTCGCCGGCCCGGTCCTCGACCTGACCGCGGTCAACACCCAGGCGCTCGCGATCGCCGCGGTCGCCCGGATCAACGCCTGGCTGGCGCTCATGGACGGCCGGCCCGACGCGCTCCTGATGAACGGGACCGCCAAGGCTCTTCTCGGCATGGTCGCCGCGTTCTCCGGCCAGTTGCGCTCCGCCACCGACGCCTTCGGCGTCGAGCAGGAGACGTTCCGCGGGATCCCGCTCGTGGATCTCGGCGAGAAGGCCGGCGTGGCCGATCTCGTCATCCCGAACCGCGCAGCCGGGACCAATGAGGTCCAGACGATCACCGCCTCCGGCACCTGGACGAGTGGCACGTTCACCCTGACGTTCCAGGGGCAGACGACCGCGCCGATCGCCTTCGGGGCCACCGCCGCGACGATCGTCACCGCCCTAGAGGCGCTGTCCAACATCGACTCTGGCGATGTGTCGGCGACCGGCGCCGCGCCGATCGGGACCACGCCGCTCGTCGTCACCTTCGCCGGCCGCTACGCCGGCGTGGATGTCCCGCTCCTCTCGATCGATGCCTCGGGCATCGTCGGCGCAGGGCACGCGGCTGTTGTGGCCGAGACCACGCCCGGCGCGTACAGCGCAAACCCCGGCGGCCTCACCAGCATCTACGCGGTGCGGTTCGGCATGGACGGCTTCCACGGCGTTGCCGTTCCAGGCCAGCTGATCCAGACCTGGCTCCCGGACTTCTCCACCGCGGGCGCAGTCAAGACCGGCGAGGTCGAGATGGGGCCGGTTGCCGTCGTGCTCAAGTCGAGCCGCGCGGCCGCCGTCCTGCGGAACGTCAAGGTGGCCTGATGGATGCTCGCGACGCGGGCGTGCCGATCCTCATCGGCACGCCGCTCCGCGACGCCGCGGTGGACCCGCAGCCGCAGGACTTCCTCCCGCCGACGAACGCCGGCGAGGCGGATCCTCACGGGCCGCTCGTCGTCGCGCCTGGCATCCACGGAGTCGGCCCCAAGCCGATCCGCGGGGGCCAGGTGTTCGTGGGCAACCCAGCCAAGCAGGATGACGCCGAGACGGCGCTCGCCGTGGAGGCGCTCGTCACGGAGCCTGAGCCGGCCCCTGCCAGGAGTGGGCGGAAGTAACCATGCCGTCTCTCGTCGACATCGCTGCCGTTCGGGCGCTCGTGCGTTCGCGCCTCAGCGATGTCGACTTGCAGGCCGTCATCGATCGCGAAGAGGCATGGCTCGCGGGTCGCGTTGGCCCCCTCACGGGCGAGCGCACCGACACGTTCATGCCAGGGATCGGTGACACGCCGCTCTACCTCCGGCGCCGGGCCGAGTCGGTGGTGCTCACCGACGACGGCCGGACGCTGGCAGCGAGCGAGTTCATCTTCACGCCCTCGACCGGGATGATCCGGCGCATCTGGACCCCCAACCTCGCAGACCTGCCGTCCTGGCGCCAGGTCTACGTCGGCTGGCAGGGCATCGTGACCGCGACGTACACGCCGGCCGATGAGTCGGACTTGAAGATCGTCGTCATCGAGTTGGTGCGGCTCAGGGTCGGCGAGACGGGGTACGACTCCGAGACGATCGGCGACTACAGCTATACCCGCGGCGCCTCCGCTGGCCGCCTGAGCCGTGCTGGACTCGCTCGCAGCATCCTCGTGAAGCGGCCGGCCTACTCGCTGAGACTCCAGTCCAGCACGGAGCCCTCGTGAACGCGGCATTCGACACGAACCACCGCTGGCTCGTGTGGTTCCAGCCGATCGTCGGCGATGCCCGGGTGGTGGGCGCGTTTGACGATCGCCCGATCGCCGAGGCCTGGGCCTCACAGAACGCCCGGCGGACGGTCCGCGAGCACATCGCATGGCTGCCGACGACGACGCTGCGCGTCCTCCGCGGCGACCTCCCCGTCCGGGTCTGCCAGATGTATCCGCCGGAGGGAGAGATCCTCGTCTCCGGAAGCAAGCCGGCCGGCCGCGGCTTGGTCGTCGAAGTCGGCGCCAGCGAGTTCCTGGTAGCGGTCCCGGTCCTACCTCCGGGCGTCGGGGAGGGTCCGTCGCTCTGGGAGATCGGCCGCGCTTTCAGCGGGCCGGTGCAGTGATGAGCTTCGACGACCTGCTCATCCACGAGCTCGTCATCTACCGGATGGCCGCGGCCACGTCCGGCGGTGTGGAGACGGTCGGCGGGGCGAACACCACCCTCACGGCGGACACGGCGGTCGGAGCGACGAGCATCGCCGTGGCGCTCGGGACGCACATCGCGGCCGGCCGGTTCCTGCGCATCGGCGACGTCGGCGAGACGGAGGTTGCCCTGGTGGCCGCCGGCTACGTCTCCGGGCTCACGGTGCCGACCGTCGAACCACTGTCGCTCCCCCACGACTCGGGCGACCAGGTGCGCGAATTGGATGACGCAGGCGCCGTGGTCCTCGACGACTACGGACAGCCCGTCTATGTGCCCGCGGTCCTCGCCACGGTGGACGGCAGGATCCGGCCGATCTCGGCCCGCGAGGTTCCGCTCGTCAGCCAGGCCGGCGCTGTCGTGTCCACGTACATCGGCGACCTCTACCCCGTGACCGGCCTGACGACGGCGTGCTGGATCGAGATGGGCGGCGAGCGATACGACATCAACTCGATGCCGGATGCGGCCGGCGCTGGGCACCACCTCATGCTCGGTCTGACGAAGGTGGCGTGACGTGCCCTACTCCAAGAACCCCTCGCCGAAGATCCTCGCCAACCGTGCGGCCAAGGTCGTCATGAACCGCGCCGCGCTCGACGATGCGGTGGTTGGAATGGCCGATGCGCTCCTCGCGGCCGGCCAGCAGATCATCGCGGACGCCGCGGAGACCGCACGTCAGGAGTTGCACCCGGAGGAGGACGCCAAGCTGCGCGCCAAGCGTGGCGTCCCGATGATGGCCGACACCGGCATCCTCGGCTGTTGGGCAGCCGGCAAGAAGGTCGGCGGCGGGATGGTCGGCAAGCCGAAGGTGTCAAAGCTCATCACCACGGCGATGGGGCTGCAGAAGACCGTGCGTCGCGTGGCGAGCACGCCGGCGAACGAGGCCGTTCTGTTCGTCGGGTTCGCGTCGCCGATCGCCCACTTCCGCGAACTCGGGACGATCAAGGAGGTCGCGCGGCCGTTCCTGTCGCCGGCGCTCAATCGGAACCTCGCGATGGTGGGACCGCTCGTCCCGGAGGCAATGGGCAAGCGGATCAGGGCCGCAGGATGACGCTCCTCTCGCCCCTCAGTGCCGCCATCGCCGAGCTCGCGGCCGACACCGCCGTGAAGGCGATCGTCAGCCTCGACCCTGCTGGCGCCCGCCGGGTCCGCGCGGTCGAGCCGGGCCCGGGCGACGCGCTGGGCGCGGGGCACTACATCGCATTCATCGTCGTGTCCGTGCTCGACAGTCCCTCGCGGCCGCACGTCCCCGTTCGGGACAACCAACTGGGGATCCGGGCCTATGCCGCGACCGACGCCCAGGCGGAGACGCTGTGGCTGGCCTGCGAAGCCGTCTTCCGGGACCGCGGCGCGCGCAAGGCCGCATCCGGGCTCGGGATCTGGTGGAGCACATGCCGGTCGGTCGGCCCCGACCGGGATCCCGACACGAAACAGCCCCTATGGCACGGCACGGTCGACTACCCAACCACCATCGGAAGCGTCTGAGGAGGCGACATGGGCAACAGTCCCGGGTACCGCGGCAACCCCGCCCTGCACGCGGCGCGAGCGCGTTTCAGCGAGCAACAGGCGGCCGACCTCGCGGCTGCCGAGGCGGCGCTCGCACGGGCGCAGGCAGAGGCGGACGAAGCCGCACGGATTGAGGCGGACGCGGCGCTCGTACTGCCGGCCACCCGCCGCATCAAGGCATCCCCCAAGAGCGAACAGGAGACACCGTGACCCTCAACGTCAAGGATTACCTCTTCGGGCCACCGTCGAGCCTCACGGTCGGCGGGAACGAGATCGGGCCCTCCGAAGACCCGGCGACGCTCACCATCACCGAGACGATGTGGGGCCTCGACCTCCAGGGAGCCGTCAGTCAGCTCGCTGGCACGACGGGCATCACCCACATCAAGGCCGAGCTGAAGACGAAGCTCAACAACCTGAGCCTGGCCATGCTCCAGGTCGCGCTCAACAAGATCACCGCGACCGTCGGCACCGCGGCCACCACCACGGGCAACGGGCTCTCCACGACCCTCTCGGCCGACGTGGCGGCCGGCGCCACGGCCCTCGTCCTGACGGCATCCACCAACGTCGCCACAGGCGTCTTCCTCAAGGTCGGGGACGCGGGCGAGGAAGAGATCGTCAAGGTCGATACCTACGTCTCCGGCCTCACGGTCAACCTCACGACGCCGCTCATCCGAGCCCACGACTCCGCCGATGCGGTCGTCATGGTCGACGACGCGGGCACCACGATCCTGCGGCAGCGGATCGGCCGCATCCCGGCCACCGCGCACAAGGACGTCATCATGACGGCGCTCGGACCCGATGGCGACCCGACGCTCGTCACCCTGTTCGACTGCCTCAACACCGCGGGGGTCTCGATGGCGTTCGGGGAGGCGACGTCGGCGGGGACCCCGATCACGTTCACGGCCTACGGCGACATCGCCGACCCGACGCTCGCGCCCTACGCGATCGAGCGCCTGACGGCCTGAGATGGCCGCCGAACTCACGCCCGAGGAGGAGGAGATCGCCAGCGGTCTCCTCCCCTTCCAAATCGACGGGAAGACGCGCCTCGTACCGGAGCTGAAGCGGACGGCGAACCGGGAGTGGAGGGCCCGGTTCCAGGAGGTGTTCGCCTCGCTCATTGGGGTGCCCTCCGACACGCCCGACGGCCTCGACGCGATGGCCGACGCAGAGCGCGAACTGGTACTGGCCTATGACCAGACCCATGCCCTTGGCGACCTCTCGGATGCCACGGAACGCCAAATCGACGCCATCTACAACCGACTGGTCATGGTGGCCAACCCTTTAGCGTCCAGCCCGATGGCAGTCGGGATGGCGATCCTCCGCGCGGTCGCCGAGTCGGCCCGGGAGAGTTCTACGAATGGGGCATCTCCCACTGGCACTACCGCAGCCCCGACGATCTTGACGCCTCGCTCACCGAGCGGCAGGTCACCCTTTTCTACGCGAAGGCGCAGGAACGCATGAATGCGGAGCGGCGCGAGCGCATGACGGAGACGTTCGTCGCCGTGCGCGACGCGCTGGAACGGGCCGCCGTGGCCATGTTCCCGGTCGTCATGGAGCAGATGCCGGACCGGCCGCGGCCTACCTATCTGCCCGAGATCCCGCCGCCATCTAAGGCCGCTGCGCGCGCGCAGATGGACGCCCTGATCGCCAAGAGCCGGAGGCGCAAGCCTTGAGCGCGATGACCGGACCGACGAGGTGCCTGTTCGACGGCTGTCCCGGCCACATGGTGGGGCAGATGGTCGTCTGCGCGCCGCACTGGGTCTACCTCAGCGAAACGCTGAGACGAGAGGCCCTCGCGGTCCACAACGAACTCAGCGAGCAACTGCGCGTCGGCAATCCGCGACGCGCTACCCGGGACGCTTGGCGGGCGCTCCTGCCGCGCATCTCCGGAGAACTGGCCGAGGCCCACGCTGCGCTGGAACTGGCGTTCGGCGGTCCGGTCGCTGCCCATGGCCTCGCTTGGCGGCGCGCCAGCGCGATCATCGCGGCGAGGCCGGCGGATGACTGAGCCATGAGCGCGATCGCTGACATCTTCGCCGCGGTCCACCTGAACCTCGAGACCGGCACCTTCGAGGTCGACGCCGCGAAGTTGGCCGACTCCGCGGGCGCCACGATGAGCTCGAAGCTCAGCTCGAAGCTCAAGAGCGCGATCAGCGCGGGGATCGGGGCGCTCGCGGGCGCCGGCCTCAGCATGGCCCTGACGGGAGCCAACCAGCTCGACGACGCGACGAAGCAGCTTCAGGCGGACACCGGGATGACGGCCGCGGCGGCCAAGCTCGCCGAGCATTCCATCGCCGGGATGTACCAGAACAACCTCCAGGGCTTCGACGAGATCGGCGCGGCGATGGCCGCGGTCCACAACGACCTCGGACTGGTGGGCGCCGCCGCGGACGCGGCGACCCAGCAGTTCCTGACGTTCGCCACCGCCAGTGGTCAGAACGCGGCCGATGCTGTTGCGGCCGTTCGCGGCGATCTCGACGCCTGGAACCTGACCGCCGCGGACGCCGGTCCGCTCATGGACAAGCTCATCGCCAGCCACGAGAAGTTCGGCATCGTCGTCACGGCAGACCAGGCTGCCCTGCAGACGCTGGCGCCCGCGATGCAGGCGGCGAACATGAGCGTGGACGACGGGATCGCGCTCCTCAACCTGTTCCAGACGGCCGGCATCAGCATGAGCAGGGTCTCGCTCGCGCTCGCGACCGCCATCAAGCAGCTGAAGCCGGGCGAGAGCCTGAACGACCTGATCGCCACGTTGAGCGCGATCGATGACCCGACGCTGCGCGCTCAGGCCGCCATAAAGGACTTCGGCGCCATTTCTGGCGTCAAGCTCGCCCAGGCGATCAAGCCCGGCATGACGTCTCTCGCGGACATGACCGCCAGCCTCGGAGACACTGCCGGCGCCTCCCAAAAGGCCGACGACGCGATCCGTTCTGCCTTCGGGAACCAGGCGGTCCTCCTGCTCCACGACTTCCAGGGCGCCCGGGCCGACATGGCCACGAGCCTCGGCACGTCCAGCGATGCCATCCTCATGGCCGCCGCGCTCCTCGGACCGAAGTTGGCCACGGGTATCCTGAGCGGGTTCGGCGCGGCCGCCGGGCTCCTCGTCCCGAGGCTCGCCGCCATGGTCACGGCCGACGTCATGCCGTGGATGACTGCCGGCACCGTGATCGGGACGACGATCTCCACCGCAGCGACCGCAGCCTTGGTCCTAGCGGTCCCGGTCGCAATCGCCAGCGTTCTGTTCCTGGCGCGCGATGAGTGGTCGAAGCAGACGGCGAGCTGGGGGCTGAATGTCCCCAACCTGTTCGGCGGGCAGGGGCCGTTCGCGCCGAAGGTCCCGATCGTCCCGGTGGGCCCTCAGACGGTCTACCCGGAGGGCAACGCCGCAGCCCACCAGGCGGCGATGGAGGCCGTGAAGGCCGCTTCCGGCGGTCTCCAGCAGGGGCTCGCGGCGGCGACGCCGCAATGGCAGAAGGACTGGCAGCAGGCCCTCACCAACACCTTCCGGGCGGGCGAACGCGATCCTTCCGGGAACGCTGGTCGGGTAGCCGCGGCCAACGTGGCCGCTACTTTCGGGACGGCGCTCGTCTCTGGGGTCGTGGCGGCCGCGGTGCACGCGAGCTCAGCGGGGATGGCAGCGCTGGCCCAGGGGATCGACGACGCCCGCAACAAGCCCGTGGACGCCTTCAACACGATGCTCGACATGCTCAAGACCCCGGAGACCGCGGCGCAGGAGGCGGCCCGGCTGGCGGGCGGCCTGACGTCCCAGGCGCTAAAGGACGGCCTCGAGTCGAAGGATCCGGAGATCCACGCCCAGGCGATTGCGGTCAAGCGGATGATCGTGGACCGGCTCGAGGAGATCGCCAAGGAGGGCGGGACGCTCGGTAAGGACGCGATGACCGAGCTGGTCAAGGGCATGAACAGCAAGGACGACGACATCGCCTATGCTTCCAAGGTCGCCTACGACGCCGCGATGTCCTACCTCAACCAGGCCAAGACGGACGCGGGGGCGGCGGGCGAGGCGGCAGGCTCCGCGTTCGGGGAAGGCTTCACGGTGGGGGCCGGGAGGAAGCTCACCGTGGGGGGCATCCATATCAGCATCGGAGGCGGCGGCGGGCTCGCGGCCGGTGGCCCCGTCACGGCCGGGATGCCCTATATCGTCGGCGATGCCGGCCGGCCAGAACTGTTCGTCCCGGAGACGAACGGGTACGTCCTGCCCTCGGTCCCGACGGGCGCCGGGCAGACCTTCAACTTCAACGGGCCGATCCAACTCGGCGATGCCCATGACGAGTTCTCGCTGACGCAGCAGCTTCGCTTCCTCGCGGGAGTGCAGGGATGACCTACGCGAAGCGATGGATCCACAAGATCGACGGGACGGACGTGAACGACGGCGTCCACTTCGTCACCACCGTCCCGGACGCTCAGTCGCAGTTCGGCGCCTCCGCCCTCCTGACCGACATGCAGGCACGCACGCCGGTGTTCAATCGCCAGCAGCCCAACCCGGGCAAGTTCACATTCCTGATCACCAACCTCGACTTCCTCGACGGCGCCCAGAGCATCACGAACCTCGCGACGCTCGCGACCCTGACAGGGCCTGGCGCTCACGTCTACACCTGCGCGGCGCCCGGGGAGGTCGACACCGGCCATTCCGTGACGGTCTACTTCGACGCCGGGCTCGTGGCCGACACCTCGACCGGCCTCTGCACCGCGAAGGCGATCGCCCCTGACCCGACCTGGACCTGAAAGGAGCCCTCATGGACGGCACGGATCTGCACTTCTACCTCAGCGCATCGGGAGCGTCCGAGGGCGGCGCCAAGAGCGCCACGCCGATCGTCGACGCGACGGATAACAACGTCTTCAGTGACATCTCGAGCTCGTCGCGGATCGCCGGCGGGACCGAGGTCCGCAAGATCTTCATGGCGAACGAGCACGCGACCGATCCCTATGACGCGCACTCGATCTGGATCTCGACAGCGCCCAGCCATTGCACGGGCTCGATCGGCCTCGGCTTCGACGATGCAGACGATGACGAGCCGACCGGCGGCAACCTGGTGGCGTTCTCCGCGCCGGCCAAGGTCGCCCTCGTCTCCGACGGCGCCGACACGCGCGACGTCGACGTCATCGGCCTGGTCAGCGGCGTGCCGACCCTCGAGACCGTCACGCTGAGCGGGACCGACGAGGTCCTCTCCACCAACACGTTCGACGACGCGCCCTATGCGCTCCACACGACCGTATCGGCCAGCCGAACCGTCGCGGTCAAGGAAGGCACCGGCGGGACCACGCGCGGGACGATCGGCATCGGCACGACGAACTGCTTCCTCTGGATCACCGCCGCATCCAAGTCCGTCGGACTCAAGCTCGCGGCCCTCGCCGCCGGCGACACGACCGGCATCTGGGAGAAGGTCACCTGGGCCGCGGCCGCGACCGCGGGTGCGCAGGACCTGCCGCTGGCGACGGAGACCCTCTGATGCCATTCACCATCCAGTCCGACGACGTCGCGGCCGTTCCCGCGCGGCAGAGCGTCTGGTACGACGTCGACATTGCGATCCTCGTCGCCGGCATCGCCGGAACCGGCGTGCTGACCGGCTGCGAGGTTACTGCTCAGGGCACGCCGGACATGACCGTCGCGGTCGCCTCCGGTTCGATCCAGCCGGCGGCCGGGGAGACGGCCGTCAGCGTCACGGGGGACGACGTCGACGTCGACGCGGCCGACTCCGATCCCCGGATCGACCTGATCACCGCCAGCGCGGCCGGAGTGCTCACCTACACCGCCGGGACCGCGGCCACCGATCCGAAACCGCCAGCTCTGCCCTCCGGCCATATCGCCCTCGCGATGATCGACGTGCCGGGCAGCGCGACGGAGATCGACACCGCGCAGATCACCGACAAGCGGGTCAACGTGTTCGCCGCAAGCGGGGGCGGGGGCGGGGGCGCCTCGTTCCCGGGGATCGTCCAGATCCACGAAGGGCAGACCGGCAACAGCCTCAGTGGGTCAATCATGCTCGATCAGGCGCCAGCCGAGGGGCATTCGCTCATCCTTGCGGTCAGCGACTCGAGCGGCAGCGGGCCCAGCTCCGTATCGTCGGACAACACTACGTGGACGAAGCTCGACGGACCTGCGTGGGGCCTCTCCGTGTGGGTCGGCGTCTGCGGCGCGAGCGCGGGGACGGTCCTCACGGTCGACGGGCTGGGGAGTTACAGCTACGCCACGATCATCGAGATCAATCAGGCCCTGACGCCGACTCTCGCCCACGGCGGAGTCGGAACCCACGACACGACCACCGACTACGTTCGGCTGGCGGATGTCACCGCGGGACATCTCATCGTGGCCGCGGTAACCACCAACGGAACGACTGGGACCTCGACCGCGTTGTCCGGCATCAACCCTCCGACCGTCGGCGCGACGAACCGACGGGCCTCCCTGATCGTCGGCTATGCCACGGGCCCCGAGACGATCGTGGAGTTTGTGAGCACTGAATGGTGCGCGGTGTTCCTCGGAGAGATCACGTAGGGGGCGCTTCCGGATCTAGGTCGAACCGTTCAATGTGGTGTGACAAGTGACCCGAGCGATCGTCGGACCGGGCGGCGGCCTGGTCGGACCGGGCGGCGGCCTGGTAGCGGGCTCTACTCTCCCGGCGCCGGTCGTCGGGAGCTCCCTCAGCCAGCCGTTTGATCTCCTCGCCGCCTCACCGTACTTCGCGTCGCTCGAGCAGCCCTTCCACATCGGATCGGTCTACGTCAGCCTCTCGCAGCCTTGGGCCCTCGAGGGGCCGCCGATCAGCCGGAGCCTGCACCAGTTGTTCCGCCTGGACGGCCTGGTCGGCTCGGCGCTGAGCCAACCGTTCGATCTCGACGGGCCGGTGGCATCGGCGCTGCACCAACTCTTCGATCTCCTCGCGGCCGGCACCACGGGCCCGGCGCGGGGCGTCCCGCCGCTCTGGCTCCCGATGATGGTGTTCGACAAGGCCGGGCGGTACCTCGGTTCGATCGCCGCCTTCAACGTGACGAACCCGCCGGTGCGCTACCTCCGCTCGCGCCGTGTGACGAACGAGGGCGGGATGACGTTCAACGTGCCGCGGAGCTCGCCCGACATCGCGCTGATCGCCTCGGATCGCCTGGTCCGCCTGCAGAGCCCGCGCGGCGAGAAGCCGTGGTGGGGAACGATGAGCCCCCAGGTGTCGACCGGCGGCATCGTCGAGGTCGAGTGCGCCGATCCCTTCACGGTGCTGCGCGACGGATCGGCGATCACGCTGACCGAGGAGGTCGGCGACGGGACGCCCGCGACCGCGGTCTACGCGCGGATCATGGGCATCCACAACGATCTCCGGCTCGCGGTCGGCGAGGCCGCGTGGGAGCTCGACCTGCAAGGCTCACGACCGTTCCGGGGCGACCTCGACCTCGACACGGACACGCTCTCATGCCTCGATCTCATCATCGCCCGGAGTCGCACGGAGATCGCCTGTGACTCTCGGCTCGACGGCAACCGTCTCGTCCCGATCCTGCGCGTCCGAGACTGGTTCGACGCCGGCGCCGGTGCCGCGATCTACGACGGCCCGGGCGGCAACGTCCTCGCCGGCATCAAGGTCACGGAGGACCCCACGCCGCTCGTGTTCTCCATCCGGCTGACCGGGATGACGACGGACCTCTCGAAGTGCCTGCCCGACTGGGCCCAGTGGGCGCTCATGGACGTGACGCCGCAGGTGACGATCTCGGTCGATCCGGGCGAGCGCCGGATGCGTCAGCGGCTCGAAGAGTCACTCGACTGGGGGCTCTCGCACGCCGCGATCGCCGCCCAGTGCAACGCGATCGTGGACTGGATCTGGGGCATGTATCGGACGTTCCTGATGGCCTTCCACGACATCGAGGGTCGGCCCTGGCACGAGGGATGGGCCTATCTGGGGCCGCCCGACTACTACGAGCCGCAGAGCGCCGGCCGCGACTCGCTCTCCCGGCGCGCCTGGCGGACCCGGCTGCAGCTGGTCGAGACCTACCCGGACGTCCCGGCGAGTGCCGTGATGATCTCGGACAAGCACAACAAGCTCGACCTGCGGGAATGGCTGATCGTCGAGTACGACCGGGTCTCGGGGGTCCAGACGGTCGAGACCGTCGCGATCACGAGCGCGATCGGGCTCTCGCTGGTCAAGTGGCACAACACCGGCGTCGTGATGCTCTTCCGGGTCTCCGGGGGCAAGGTCGTCGAGAGCCGCTCGATCTCCGCTGGTGATGGCGCTTACGTCGACCCGTACAGCGTGCGAGCCTGGGACGCGGCGCTCGGCCGTTACCTGAACCTCCGGCGGATCATCTCCGGGCCTCTCGCGCTCGTCTGGTACGTCAACCCGGGGGACGCCGACAACCGCCTGACGGATCTCGGCCCGGACGCGGCGATCGACCAGGCGGCCGGCGACGGGTCCAGCCTGATCGGCAAGGTGTACGACTTCGAGGCCGACGGGATCGACGACTACGACCCGCGTCGCGACGGGATCGGGATCCTCAAGGCCACGCGCACGATCTTCAACGGGGCCGAGACATGGCGACAGCGTTGGCACGTCGTGAGCTTCGACACTGGCGCCGATGCCAGCACGAGCCTGACAACGGGCATCTCCGCCACCGAGACCAGGATCGAGGTCGATTCTATCTTCGGCTTCCCGGATCCCGATGCCGATCCGGGGGACTTCCCGTTCCTTGCCACGCTCGACCAGGGCTCCAACAAGGAAGTGGTGCTCGTCACCTCGATGAAGGGAACGCTCTGGACGGTCGTCCGAGGCCAGGCGGGGACCGAGGCGATCGTCCACGAGGCGGGAGCTCCGGTCGGACGCGAGGGAGTCTCCGCCTGGCCCGGCTTCCCGTTCCCGTACACATGGCCCGAGGGCGAGCAATGGGCGCGGGACGAGCTCGCGGAGCTCAGCAAGCCGTACATCCGGCTCGACGCGCATGTCGCACACTTCCGGGGCGACCAGCTGACGATCGACTTCGGGACCACGCACGCCGTCGACGTCGCTACGGAAGGGCCGCCCGATCGATGGACCGGGTCGGCGCGAGCCATCGGATGGAGCACGGGCGACGGGGAGACCGAGGTCGTCGTGGAGTGGACCGATGCCTGATCCGGTGAACCCGCGCGACCGGATGGTCGGCGCGGTCGCGCCGAAACCGACGAAGCTCCCGCCGCTCGAGTACCCGCCCTCGCCCACGGTGAGAAAGGTCGTCAAGATCGTCAAGGCGCCGGCCAAGAAGCCGGTCAACCTGCCGGTCCGGGTGAAGGTGGACGATCAGTATCAGGGGATGCTCGAGTTCAGCCCGGCCTATGGCGTCGACGCGGGCAACACCTACGGGCCGCTGGGCCTCACCCCCGGAGACGACAGCCCGGAGGGAGACAAGGAGTTCTACTGCCGGATCCGGATCACCCAAGATCGGGTGGACCCCCTCCTGCAGGGATTCAAGTGCCTCTGGGATCCGCCGCCCGGCTGGGTGATCGAGGACGGGCTCGACACGCACACCTACGACGAGGCGGTCTCCAACCCGGTCTATGTCACGCGGGTCTACCGTACGCCTTCGACGATCTCGGTCGAGATCGGATTCAAGGTGACGATCCAGCGCAAGTACCTGCCGTGATGGTCGAATCTACGATCACCGCGACCAGTCGGCCGAGCGCGACCGGTTCCGCACCGGTTTCCTCGTCGATCAGCATGACCCAGGAATCGCTGGTCAATGGCACGAGCCTCGACCGTTTCGCGGGTCAACCGGGGCCGGTGGCCGGCATGGACTTTCACGGATCAACGGGGCTTCTCGAGCCGGTCTATGGACCGACCAGAGGTGGCGGAACCGGAGTCATCGCGGTCATCGCGCTCGGTTATGGTCCCGTCACGATCGACGTCGTCGTCGGCGCGATCGGCGTCGGATACGAGGGGATCGTGTCAACGTGGTCGCTCATCGTTGATGGCGTCGTCGTTGCCTCCGACACGGCGACATATCATGGCGGGCTCGCGTTCTGGGGCCACGATGCTCACTTCTCCCTGACGGACGTTCCGGTCCATGAGGGCTCGCTCATCTCGCTCGACTTCCAAGTTGACCCGATCCCATACTTTCTAGCCGTCGACGATTTTGCCCGTGGTGGTCCGGGGGAAACCTGGCTTGGCGTGTCGGGGACCCTGCGGCAGAGCTATCGGTCATATCTCCGGGGCCACGTCCCGGTCGCTGGCACGCCGCTCTAGCGCAGCAGCCCCGCCGACTGCATCCACATCGCGACGAGCGCAAAGATGACCAGGACAACGATCATCCCGATCGCCATACCGAGACAGCTATTCGAGAACCTGGCGATCGGAGGCGGCTCGCCGCACTTCGGGCAGGCCTGGACGTTCCTCCCGCTGGCCGCCCCGACAGCTGCCCAGACCGCGGCGGCCACGAAGGCGGTGATCCGCGCCCTCGCGAACTACGCCGACGTCGTGACTGCCGAGCGGGCTACGATCAACGTCCTGGCCGACACGATCCGGTTGTTGCTACAGCGCTAGGCGGGCGGCCTCACCGGGCATGGGGCGGCGACGATGAGCGATCCGCACGCCTATTCTCGTGCGATGGTCGAGCTCCGCCTGCACGGCTCCAGCGTCGATACCGTCTTCGACCTCCTCGGTCAGAACGAGAACTACATGACCTTCGCTCTCGGGTGGGGTCTGTCCCGCAACGATGCAATCCTCCGGCGATTCGTTGAGCGTGTTGCGACCGGCGCTGCCCTTGAACCGCCAGTCGTTGTCGAGCTCCAGAAGTACGACCCCGCCGACGGGGGCTTCACCGATATCGAGCTCCTTTCGGCCGGCTTTCACGTAATCGTGGAGGCGAAGCGGGGTTGGGAGCCCCCGTCGGAGGCACAGCTCCACCGATACGAGCTCCGTCTTACACGAGCGGGTCGCCCCGTTCAGCGCGTGGTCATCCTCACGCAGAACGGGGCAGAGACCGTGGTCCGCTACCAGGTCGGCCCGTGGCAACCTGCGCCACCTGCGCGCGTCGAGATCCTCGGCTGGTCAGATGCAGCTGATCTCATTCGTGCGGCGGGTCGAGGCGGACCTTTGGCAGAACGCCGCCTGGCAGCCGAGCTCGCTGCCTATCTTCGAGGGGTCGCTGACATGCGGAATATTGAGAGCAACAGTGTCTACGTCGTGTCGCTCGCGACGTCCTCGTTCCCCGGCTGGCCGCCGGACCTCACATCGGTCGACGTGATCGAGAAGCATGGGCGCTACTTCTTCCCAGGGACCGGCAAGAACTGGCCGAAGGCACCGCCGAACTACGTCGCGTTCCGCTATCACGGACGGCTCCAGTCGATTCACCACGTCGACGAGTACACGATTGTCCAGGACATGTCGCCCTTCTTCCCGGGTGCCCCTGACACATCCGACTGGGACCCTCACTTCCTGATGACTCTCGGGCCCGCGATCCGGCCGGACCATGAGGTGAGGACCGGGAAGGGAATCGTGCGCTCCGCGAGGGTGTGGGTCGACATCGACCTCCTACTCACGGCGAAGACCATCACCGAGGCGGCCGAACAGACGCGGCGACGGCACGCTGGCTGAGATAAGTCGCAGCTAAGCCCGGCCCGCTACCGTCTCACCGGCCCCCGCTCCGCGCGTTCGCTGCGTCGTGACAGCCTGACGGACGGCGACGGGGGTCTCTTCAGCCTTCGTGTTCAATCCAAGGGAGAAGGCGGCTCATCGTTCGTTACGACGGCGAAGGCACCAGGCCACCCGCCGTGCTGGTCGATGACCTCGTCGATCTTGCCCATGAGGCGGATCGTCTCCGAGATCGCGACCACGATCTTCTGGTAGTGGGCGATGTCCTCAGCAGACAGCGTGCGGCCCTTGCGATCCTTGAGCCACTTCTCACAGACCCGGTATGAGCCGATCTCGAAGTTCCACACCGCCGCGGGAACGCCCCGAAAGCCGGTGGTGCCAGGTCCGGCCGGCTGGCCATTCTTCGACGTAGAGGCGTCGAGCCATACGGTGTCGTTTGACCAGCCGACGAGCCCGACTTGAGGGTACTTCGCGCCCACATATAGGTTGCCGACAGAACCGAGTTTCGGCGACTCCATGAGGTGGAGGGACATGAGTTCGCAACCGAGTCGGGCCATCGAGTCCATCAGGTCGCGATTGGCGATTGGCGGTATTCGAGGGAAGTCAGCTCGCAGCTGCGACTGGTACCGCCGTCGGTACGTTGGCGAGTGCAGGATCGCGTAGATGTACCCGAGCTTCGACATCGCTCGCTGGCGAACCTCACTCTCGTCATCGAGTCCCTCGGAGACGGAATCTCGAGAGTTCTCGGCAATGGCGGCGCCGCGATCGAACATCCCGTCTGTCAACACTAGGCTCGGTGCCATGTAGGTTATGCAGGCTGAGTCGGGGAAGAAGCGACCGAGGATCGGGTCGTAGGAGACGAAGACGTGATCCCAAGGTCTTCCGGCGCCCGTATTTCTCGGAAAGACTAGGAGAGGGTTCTTGCCGATTGCCAGGTGGCGCCGCAACTCGGGCCGAGACCAGTCCACCATCCACTCGGTGAGGTAGACACTTCGCTCGTCGAAAGGGCGATAGAGGCAGAGCGCGACCCGGTCTCGCCAATGGTCGTCCCGTCGGAGCTTTCTCCTCGCTTCTGGTAGCTTCCAGCCTCGCGAGTCACCTGCCGGATACTTAGGCGAGCTCTTCCCCTCGAACAACCGCTGCCGAAGCGCGTCGTCTGAGACACTCGTGTCACGAAGAAGCTCGATTCGCTCGAGGATTGGCTCGGGTGCGTAGTCGAGAACGAGTTCGTCGCGAGCGGTGATCACGCCACTCGAGTAGGTGGGCATCAACTCGGACAACTTCGGCCATTCCGGATAGGCACCCAAATCGTCAACTTCGGAGCGGAAGAAGTAGAACGGAGTAGCGGGCCGAAGGTGGCCCCAATGGGTGGTCTCGACCGAGTTCGAGCCGAGCCAGGTGTACTTCGTGTCTGTACTACCCCAGAGGTCAGTCCGGAGGACCTGCGAATCCACGGCATCACATGCGCCGACGAAGATCGCAACTCCTTGACGGATCTCGAACACGTTCTTGTCCTCCGTTCCGTCCGGCGCGCGCTCCTTCTTCAGGGCGTTTCCGTGCAGGTCGAGGACATACATGCGCGGGAACGTGCGGATGAGGCTCTGCCGCATGCCGCGGAATGTTGGGTTGTCGAGATAGCCGTGGTTGGTGATGAAGCCCAGGATGCCCACGTGGGCGCGCTCGATCGTCACCTGTGCCATTCGGATGAACTTGACGTAGTCATCCTGCAACCAGATCTTCCGTTCGTTGAGCGCCACGCCGTCGACGAACTTGTAAGCGTCCACCAGGCGTTGGGCATCCTCCGTCATGTTTGACGAGATGCCTGAATACGGAGGATTGCCAAGCACGACGGTAAACCGCTGCTTTCGTTTGACCTCATTGACCTCCTGTGCCTCATGAGCCAGGGCAGGAACGGCGAAGAGGAAACGATCCGAGAAGTCTTCGGCCGGTTCGAGTGAGTTGGTGAGGAAGATCCGAGCACGAACCTCGCTCTCGAAGCGGTAGCCAGTCTCGTACAGCTTGAGCCCGATCTTGAGATGCGCGATGGCGTAAGGCGCCATTAGCAGTTCGAAGCCATGCAGGCGTGGAAGGACGTGCTTGGGTACATAGTCGTTCCAGAGCGACTCGCGCTCTTTCTCGCCGTGGCCCAGCGCCTTCCACTTGGTGACCACCGTCTTGTAGATGAGGTCGATGACCTCGACGAGGAAGGTGCCGGTCCCGGTGGCGGGATCGAGGATCTGCACGAAGGGCTGCTCGCGGGAGACACCCTCGGGGATCCTCAGGCCTTCCCGCCTCGTCGCCATCTCGCCCCAGGTGCTGGTGTCGGCGAGACCGTCTTCGAGTCCGAACTGGGTGCGCAGCAGCCCGTCGACCGACCGCACGATGTAGGAGACGATCGGGCGCGGCGTGTAGAAGACGCCCCGCTGCATCCTCTGACGTTCGTCGTACTCCTTGAGAAAAAGCTCGTAGAAGGGGATAACCGGGTCATCCTCAGGGTTCCGGTCGCCAAAGTCCCGGAGCACCGCCTCAATGTTGCGGTTGTTGAGGAGATCGACGACCTCCGCGACACCGAGTTCGTCGAAGTCGATGCCCGGGCCACCGACCCTTGCACCCCGACCCCCGACGTGGAGGAACGTCTGAAGCAGATCCCGAAGCATGGGATTCGTACGCATATGCCCGACGAGGTCGCCGGCTGTCTCCGACTGCGGGTCGGCGATGCGGGCCGAGAGCAGCCCGTAGGCGATGGTTTGCGCGTACATGTCCGCGAAACCGCGAGCGTCGAGGTCGTGGACCAGCGAGACCTGGACCGCCTTCATCAACTGTGTGAGGGGACCCCGTTCCGTCTCAATTGCCAACGCGCTGACGATCCGATCCCGAGTAGCGCGGGCGAGCTGCGCGAGTCGGATTGCCATCTCACGTGAGGTATTGATGACCTCGCGATGGCCCAAGGTGAATGCGCTCCCCCACCGCGACCGCCAAGCGGCAACGTTGGCCTCGTCGTCGGGCCAGACGAGGTTCCGAGTGAGGCTCTCGGCTACGTCGTCGAGGTGCAGCGGCGTATCGAGGTTGTCCCACCCAAGAACCTGGAGCGTCGGAAGGCTCTGCTTTTCTGGATCCTCGGCGAAATGCGCGAACGCGATCTGGCGCGTGTCGCCTTCGCCATAGTTGGAGATGAAGAGCAGGTCCGAGATGGCCCAGGCGGCGTGATCGGGGCTGTTCGCTGAGGCGCGCTTCCTGAGGGCGACGCCGCTGAGGATGCGGCGGAGGGCGACCACCGGCAGACGCTTCGGCTCGAATTTGACGAAGAAGACGCCCCACGGTTGATTTACCGACAAGGGGCGGAGGCGCTTGATCTCCTCGATCTTCGCCGCGTTGTGGGCGTCGATGCCGAGGTCCTCCGCTGAGTAGTCGAAGACCGAGTCCTCGAAATCGTCCGTACGGATCGGCCAGTCGAGCTCCTCCCGCAGGTAGCGGACAAGCTGCGGGAAGGTGTGAATGGCGGCGAGCTCCTCGCGGGCGCCGCTCATTCGCCGTTGACCTCCATCCAGGCGACGAGCCTCGGCTCGACGCCGAGCGGCGCGTCGATGCGCTTGAGGTAGCTGTTCTTGATGTGCTTGCGGACCTTTGTGCGCAGGTCGAGAAGAGTCGACTCGTCCATCTGACAGACGCGCGGCGTCGACGGCGTCGAACGGATGCTCTCAGCGATCTGGCCGGCATCCTCGAGGATGGCTTCGGTCGCGAGGTCGACGTAGTACCAGCGGGCCGTACCGGCGGCTTCGGTGAACTCCTCGGACTGCACGTCAAGAGCGGGCAGGCGATAGCAGAAGAAGACACCCCGGATGCCATTCCCCTCTCGCCGGCGACCGCTGAACACCGAACCGGGCAGCCCCGCCAGACGCGCCTCGAGTTCCGGGTCACCTTGGATGAGGGCCTGGTATTCGAGGTGGAGGTCCTCGATGGGAGTCTTCGTCCCCTCGTAGTTGTGGGTGAACTCGATCAGGGCCTGGTAGTCATCGGCAGGCGTCAGGAGCTTCTTCCCCTCGATCCCGAGCGTGGTGGAGATCATCAGGATCTTGCCGGTCACCGTGCGATAGAGCGACAAGATGAGATTGAGTTCACCAGGCGGTAGGAAGTTCCAGAAGATCACCTTCCCGCGGCCCTCCTTCTGGTCGGGGTGGTCGGCGAGCAGTCGCGCCTCCACGTCGGGGTTCATACGTCGATCGACGCGACCGATCCGCTGCATCAGGCGCACCGGGTTCCAATGGATGTCGTAGTTGATCAGGCGTGTCGCGTCCTGGAGGTTGAGTCCCTCGGAGAGCACGTCGGTCGAGATGAGCACCCGGATCTCGTCCCGGCCCCGCTTCTTCAACTCCGGTGAGCTCGAGCGGTTGTAGTACGGCGAGAACCGCCGGATCACGTCCGCCCGGTCGACCTTTGCGCCCGAGTCGAGCTCAGCGAGCCCGTCAGTCCCCGCAGCCTTCAACTCGCGTGCCACGTATCGGGCGGTGTCGGCGAACTCGCTGAAGACAAGGACCTTCTTGCCGGCCAGATCCTTGGAGGTCAGGAGCGTCTTGAGCCTGTTCAGCTTGTCGTCGTGCTTGGGCTCGAACTTCTGGGTTTCGGCGAGGAACCGAACGATTTGATCGAGGTCCAGGTACGTCTCGTTGACGATGGCGTCAACGTTGTATTCATCGCGGCTCAGGACGCGGACATCAGGGAGGAGCTCATCGGGCTCGATGTCCTCTTCGTCCGATGCGTCGTCCTCGTCCCCGCCCCAGAGGGACAGCTGGCGTACAGCGGCCGCGCGAAGGACGCTCTCGTTCATGCGGCGCCAGCGGTCGAGTCGACTTCGATCGCCGTCCGAGTTGGCATGGACCTCGACGAACGCCAGCAGCTTCCGTAGGAGGCGGTTCGTCGAGATCTCGAACGCGAACACCGAGCTCTCGAACCGTTTGAGGAACTGGGTCCGAATGAGGCCCACCACTTGCTTCTGCCGCCCCTCCTCGAGGGGATCGATCGAGGCGTCCGGGCCCTTGTAGTAGGCCAGCGGGTAGTAGAAGGGCAACGCGAACAGAGGGCTCTTCTTGGAGAAGGCCGCCTCGATCATGTCGAGGAGCTGGCCGTACGTCTTGCGCACCGAGTACTCCGCCACACGGGGCGACCCTCGTTCCGGGAAGATGGCGGCGGCGCCCTTTTCGCGTTTCTGGCTCTCGACGGCGTAGGCGCGACTGCGCTGGACAACCAGGCTCCTGAAGACATCGCTCTCCGAGAGACGCTCAGTCGCTTCGACGGTGCTGTCGCTCAGGTCGCCGTCCTCGAGCCCGAGCTCGACCCGCAGGTCCTTCTCCATCCGGCTGAAGAGTGCCGTGAGGTTGTTGACCCCGAGGGTCCGGGCGAAGTACGCGTCGTCGCGACGCGAGAACAGCTCGACCATGTGCCGGAAGTCGGTCAGCCGGTTGTTGATCGGCGTCGCCGTGAGCATGTACACCGACTTCGGGTGGGTTGCCGGGTCGAGGAGATCGAAGAGCTCGTAGTAGCGGGAGTCCTTCGACCCGCTATCGCCACCACGCCGCTGCCCAGGGTTGCGGAAGTGGTGGGCCTCGTCGATCACGACGGCATCGGCCGTCGCGGCGATCCGCCGGAACCGCTCGGGGAAGTCGTTTCCGCGGCTCAGGTCCGTGTGGCTGAACACCGCGAGGTTGCTGAAATCAACGCTGCCACCCACGCCGCCGACGTGCGCTAGGTACTCGCGCAGGTGCGGATCCCAGACCGCCTCCTTGGCGCCCTTCGGGGCAAACAGGACGACGCGCTTCCGCTCGTGGAGGATCAGGCGCTCGATGAGCATCAGCCCGACGAAGGTCTTGCCCAGCCCCACGCCGTCACAGAGGAACGCCCCACCGAACTGACGGGCGATGCCTGTCAGGGCCCAATACGCCTCCTTCTGGTACCGATCGAGGCGCGGGAACATCTTCGACTGGCTCTCGTCCCACTCGGTGTCGGTGACCTGGTGGCCGCGGAAGAGCTCGTCGAGCGCCTTGGCATACACCTCGAATGGTTGGTACTCGCGGGCGTGTCGCTCAATGACGCCAAGGACGGTGTCGCTCACGTCGACAGCTTCTCTCCAATGGGCGTCGAACCAATCCTGGAGCTGCTGCACGTCCCCCGGGCTCTGAACCTGGATGTTCAGTTCGACGTTCTGGGTCAGGCCGGGGCGGGTGAAGTTGCTTGAGCCGACGAGCGCCTTGGCGCCCACGACCTCGAGCTTGGCGTGGGTGATGTACGTCTTCGCGTGGAACTTGGCCTTGTTGTAGACCTTGCACTCGATCTGACCCGACCGCAGAGCCGCCACAATCCCGGGCACTCCGTTCAGGAACGGATTGGCGTCCTTCTCCGCCTCGAGATCCTTGTCGAGGGCGCGTCGAGCGGTGCCGCGCACCGCGTCGAGCAGGACCTTCCTGGTGCTGGCCGTGACGTCCGAGCCCATGAGGATGCGGATCTTGCTCAGACCCTGCCACTTGCCGTCCAGGGCAAGGAGGGCGCCGACCTCGAAGTAGCCTGCCGCGATGTCGAAGCTGCTCGCGAGCTCGCACCACTCTTGGAGGTAGCGGAGGCCGGTCCATCCAGGGTCCGAGTTGTCAACGATGAACAGGTCGCCGCCCTTACGCTCGCTCGTCATTGAGGACCCCCCAGGCCCCGGCCGATCCGCCGCGATTGTCCGGCTCCGGCGGCGCTGGGTCGCTCGGCGTCTGCCCGGGCTCTGATCGGTACGTGGCTGTCTTCCCACGCGGCGCTGACCTGCTCGCGGACCCGGTTGATGAAGTCGTCGTCGGTCATCCGCTCGCCGACCCAGTCGCCGGGCAGGCTGAGCTGGGCACCGCCCTTGACCTTGGCCTTGGCGATCGGGATGAAGTACGTGCTCCGCCGGCGGCCCTCGGCGATCTCGCTCGTGATCCCGTCTTCGTCGAACCGGAAATGGCGCGTCGGTTCGGCAAATGGCGAGTTCAGGATCGGGTTCTCGATCGAGACCGGCGGCACGGGGTCCTTTCAGAGCAGTGGCGACTTGGCGCTCCGTGCAGGATACGCGGCGGGCGCGTCAGCTTGAGTGGCACTGGGGTGGCCCAAGGAGCGTCACGGATAAGTACCTACGGACGGAGCGGACCTGCCGGTGGTCCCGTTGCCGTCACTTGACGCCGCGGCCCCCAAGGCCCCATCATCCGAAGTGGAGACCCGCCCATGGCGAACGCCCTCCCTAAAGGGGGCCCGCTGGCGCAAGCCGGCTAGCTACGGCGGGTTCCTCTTTTCATGGCGGCGACGTCATCGGGTTCTTGCGGGTGTACCGCGTCACGCGGCCGAGATCCCAGATGCTCCCGAGTATCGGCTGTGCGAGCTGCGTCCACTTCATGTTGCCTCGCTCGAAGGCCTGAAACACCGCCCACGCGATGTAGTCCGCTGCCTGGAGGCCGCGACTGGAAGCGTGAGTCCTCAGCTGAGCGTCCACGGAGTGGCCGCTCCACTTCGAGAAGCCCCCGAGCACCACGCGATGGCGATCTCCAATCGTGGTCGCCATCTGCTGTAGCTCCTTGGCCGTGTCGAAGTCCTTCCGGCTGATCACGATCGTCGTGCGCGCGTAGGAATGGAGTTGGTCGCCCAGGAGATACCCCAGCATCTCGTTGTAGAAGCGCGTTGGATCCGTTCTCCATGTCTGAGCGGGATCCAGCATTGTCTTGTCCATTACGATCGCGCTTGCCACCACGTCGAGACCAGCAAGCGTGGTCAGGACGCGCGACTTCAAGCCTGGGCCGTCGGTGACGGCATGAAGAATCCGGGGCTTCCCGCCTGTCGGGGCGGCGGCCGCCACCTCGCGCGCCAACCTCTGTGGGTCTGCTGTTCGAATGGCGGCGATGACGAGGTACTTGCTCGTCTTGCCCACCGCTAAGAGGTCGTCACCCTTCTTGTTGAAGACCTCAGGGCGGCCGCTTTCATCGACGAAGATGTGCTGGGCACCCGGCTTCATCCGTTCTCCCCGCGTGGGCTGTCCGCCAGCCAGAAGCCAGAGATGGCTGGGAGCCTGAGCCGGAGGAAAGGAAGATCGACGTCACTGCCAACCTTTACGTCTGATAGATGGACGAAACGCGGTTCCGGCCCTTCCGCGAGGCCAGCGCCAAGTGGCTCCGGGTCTTGCGCTGTGATGGCGGTCGCGACCACCTCGTCCAACATCTCGTAAGCCGGATCTTCCACTCGATGCGTGATGCTCGCGGCGAGCGCCTCGCGGAACGCAGCCGGGGAGATAAGCGTGCCCGTGACAACGATCCCGTTGGAAAGGATGACCAGTCGGGCTCTCCAGCCGAGAGCTGCAAGCTCGACGAGACGCTTCAGGAGAGGGTCGCCGGAAAGTCCTGTCGGGAGCAGCCAACTCATGCCCGGTTCCGGCGACTCGTTTCCTGGCGGGCCCCCGATCCTGTCCTCGGCCGGAGGGGTGCCGGTCATCTTGTCGGGCCGTTCCATCCGGCCGTCCAACTCCGACCCAAGTTCGTCGTCGTCACCCATACCCGATTCCTCCCGTTCAACGACCGCCGGCCGGACGGACAGATGGCCGCGACTCTAGCCCCGGCCCGTGGACGATATCAACCGTCGCGCCAGCTCCGCCGGATCGCATGGGGCCGCGGCGACTCAGGTCGACCTCCGGCGACGCCGTAGCGTCTTGGCCACCTTCTCCGGCAGCCACGGCTCCGCACTGGCCAGGTCCGCCTTGATCGCCCGCTCGGTTGTTGCCCGTTCCTCGATCTCCTGCTCGATGCGTGCGAGCTCCTCGTCGATCTCGGGGTCATGCGCTGGTTCGCTGAGCCGCCGTCGCCTCTCCCGCTGGGAGAAGCGGTACCGCTCACGGTCGGTGCAGAAGCTTGATCGTCGCGCGTCCAGAGTCAGGAACGGCTGCCCGCACTCTCGGCAGAGGGCGGCACCGCGCTGTCCCTCGGTCACCCGGCGCAGAGCCTCGACCAACTGAAGGTAGACAGGCGCGAGTAGCGAACTCCACCAGCGACGCTCGTGAACGACGAGCGGACCGGGGAAGCGGTCAGCAAGACTCTCGCCCTCCCGCGTCAGGTCGCGCTCAAGCCCCGGTCGGCCGATCTCCACCTGGTACTCCGCCGCTCGCCGGACGTAGGGGGTCAGCAGGCGACGCTCAAGCTCCACCAGGCCCCACCAATCGGCGCTGAGCCGCCCTACTGGCGATCGTCCCGACGGCGGGCCCAGCTCGATGTCGTAGTCCGCCCAGTCCTCTTGATACCAGCTTGCGAGCGGGACCCACAGGATCGGGATGCCTACCGCGGCGATGCGTTGCCAGGCCGCGTGAGCGGTCGGCCACCACTGCTCGGTGAACTGCTTCCGCGTGACGCCCGCGAGGTTGTACTCGGTGAGTGAGCCGCCTTTGACCACGTCCTCGAACCGAGCGTAGTGCTGCATCAGTGGCGAGATGCGCGACTCGAAGTTGCTGGTGCCTCCGAGCCACAGCACCCCACCGGTCGGATCTCGCAGCACGGGCTGTGCCCAGGCCGGGTTCCAGCCCTCGTGCGGCTGCCAGCCAGGACGCGGCGGATCGGCCCGCTCACGCTCGTCGCTCAACCGAGCCAGAGCCATGAGATGCCAACGCACGTTCGCCTGTTGCTGGAGAACATCGACCTGCGCATCGCGGAATCCAGGGTCTTCTCGCACGTGGTCCGACACCTCGAAGGCATCGGCCGGGAAGAAGTGCGCGAGGTCGAGCACGCCGTGCTCCTGGTACCACGGCCGGGCCACCTTCCGGTCCGACAGGTCAACCCGCGCGAAGTCCTCCGCGAGCAGTAGTCCGCTTGCCACGCGCTCAAACGGGTCGTATCCCGCGTCCGCGAGGTCCCCAACGATGTCCCCGCGTGCCCAGCCGAGATCGTTGGCGCGGTAGAGGACCTGGACGCTCGCGGGCAGGCGAAGCCGGCCTTCACCAGCGAAGCGCGGCCGGAGACTCACCTCGATCGAGTCTGGCGAGGTGTCATCAACAGATTCGGGATTGCAGTGGACATTTAGGGGCCTTAGACTGTCGGCATACGTCAGCAGCAGTTGCCGTGGACGCGATGACATGAGGATGCCACAAGTGTCGACGCAAGGGAAGCCCATGGACGCAGTGGACGGGGGCAGCGGACGGCTGCTCCGCATCGAGCAGATCGCCGAGCGATTGTCGGTGAGTCGGTCGATGGCATGGAAGATCATCGACAAGGGGCAGCTGCGCTCGGTGCGCATCGGCCGAGCGGTGCGCGTCCGGCCCCAGGACCTCGACGACTACGTCGCCGATCCTGCCCGCGAGCGGTGAACTCGCCGCGGACTCTCCTCGACAGCGCTCTGGCGATAGCCGCCACCGGGTGGGGACTGATCCCGCTGCACACGCCCATTGACGGTGTGTGTGACTGCCGTCGGCGCGACTGCTCGTCACCGGGGAAGCACCCGCGGACCAAGAACGGCCTCAGAGATGCCACCGCCGACACTGATCGGATCCGAACGTGGTGGACGATGTGGCCTGACGCGAACATTGGGGCCGTGGTGCCACCCGGCATCGTCGCGGTCGACGTCGACGGACCAGAAGGCGTGGATGCCCTCCAGGCTGGTGGGTACGCTCTCCCCGAGACCGCCACGGTCGAGACCGGTCGTGGCCACCATTACCTGTATCGGACGGCCGAGCGGATCGGGCCCAAGACGGCCATCCTCCCCGAGGTTGACCTCCGCGGTCTGGGCAGCTACCTCGTCGCGCCCCCTTCGGTGCACTGCAGCGGCCGCCAGTACCGCTGGGTCCACGATCTTGAGGACGGTGTCGCTGACGCGCCTGCCTGGATCCACGAGCTCGCACGCGGCGGTCGCGGGTTCGACGGCCCCGCGCCGCCGATTCCCGACGTGATCCCCGAGGGCCAGCGCAACACCAGCTTGACGTCGCTCGCGGGCTCGATCCGGCGACGAGGGGCGCCGGAGCCGGTGATCCTCGCCGCGCTCCTCGAGGCCAACCGACTGCAATGTCGACCACCGCTGGACGAGGACGAGATCCGCACGATCGCGGCCTCGATCGGACGCAAGCCACCGGGTGAGGAGTTCCAGCTTCGGGCAGGCTGGTTCCGGGACGCGGAGAGCGACCCGGACGGCCCCGCAGAGGACCCCGACGAAGGAACATCGGGCCAGATTGACCATCTGAGCCGCCAGTCGCTCGCGGCATACCACTTCGTCGAGCGACGAGGGTCCGCGATCCGCTTTGATCATGGTCGGCGGATCTGGCTCATCTGGCGTGGCCACCGTTGGCAACCTGACCGGGACCAGGAGATCCGGAGGCAGTGGCTCGATGTTCTCGGCGTCCGCTACCAGGAGGCGGTCAAGATCGCCGATAGCGACATGCGAGAGCGGACGCTCGCCGCGATCACGGCTGCGGGCGCCACAGACGACGCGATCGCCGCCGGGCTGCGCATCAGCGCGTCGCTGAAGCCCGCAGCGACGGGCGGTGACGCTTGGGACCCAGACCCGTGGATCCTCGGCTGCGAGAACGGGCTCGTCGACCTGCGGACCGGTTCCCTGCGGGTCGGGCGACCCGCGGACATGGTCAGTCGGTCCACCCGGCTCGACTACGACCCGCGGGCGACGTGTCCGCGCTGGGATCGGTTCCTCCAGGAGGTCTTTCCCGCCGACGAGGAGCTCATCGGCTGGTTCGCGCGGCTCATCGGCGCGTCACTCGTCGGGACGTCCAAGGAGCTGATCGCCGTCCACCACGGTTCGGGCAACAACGGGAAGTCTGTGGCCTTCCGCACCCTTGGTCGTGAGGTGGCGGGCGAATACAGCGTCGAGATCGCGGTCGAAACGGTCATCAACGCCAACCGGGCGGCCGGCGCCCCCACCTCTGATCTCATGCGCCTGCGCGGAGCGCGCCTCGCCTTTACGAGCGAACCAGAGCAGGGCGCCAAGTTCAAGGGCGGGACGCTCAAGCGCCTCGCGACGATCGATCTGATGACCGGCCGCGAGCTCCACGGGCGCCAGGAGGAGTGGCCGCCAACGCACACGCTCCATCTCGCGACCAACCACCTGCCCGCCGCCGACGATGCCTCCGAGGGTTTCTGGCGTCGTATCGCCCTAATTCCCTGGAGAGTCCGGTTCGCCAAGCGCGGCGAGTCGGGTGACGGACCCGCCGAGGACCCGGGCCTGGCGGCCATCCTCGCTGGCGAGGCCCTTGGGATCCTCGCCTGGGCGGTCCGGGGTGCCGTGTCCTACGCGACCGTCGGGACCCTCTACCCGTTTCCGGCGGCTGTCGCGCGCGAAACGGCAGACTATCGGGAGGAAGAAGACCCGCTGGGCGGGTTCCTGCACGACTGGGTCAGGCCCGAGGCGGGTGCCTCGACGCCCGGGCCCAAGGTTTACGAACAGTACGTGGCCTGGGCCGAGTCGACGGGCTCCAAGCCCATGACGGCCCCGGTCTTCGGGCGAGCGTTCACGGAGCGCCACGATCGGCTCGGCTTCTCCGTGCGCCGGCGGAAGGTCCACGGCAGTCCCGTCTACGAGGGACTCGTCGTGGCGAGGCCGGCGGAATGAGCCAGCAGGGGGGAGCAGGGGGAGCATTCAGCCGATTCTTCAGATCTCTCTCCGCGTGTATTGGGAGGAGACCAGGAAACGGCATTCTTGCTCACCCTGCTCACCCCCGAGGCGCCCAAGACGCGACGGCTGAGTTGGCAGCCGAAGGCGACGTCACGCGCGGCGGCCTCCCGTGAACGCCCAGGTCCAGCCGCCCATGGAGCGCGATCCGCTCATCGCCGCCCTCGCCCGCTACGTCGAGGCCCTTCATCGTCGCTATCCCGAGGGCCCCGAGCAGATGCGCCGGGAGGGCCTTGACGGCAGAGCAAACATCACCGGGATGCACCCTCCCATGGACGACACCGCGGCGTGAAGCGACTGCCGCGCTCCCTTGACGAGATCCGCGGCCTGCGTGTCGCTCGCTGGATCCGGGAGTCCACGGCCGGCCAATTCGACCGCTTCGGGCCCGCCAGTCAGCGCGAGCAGCAGGATCGCTTCATCGAGCGCCACGGCCTCCTCGATACGGGACTCACCTTCCAGGTCGCCCACAGCGGCACCACCGTCTGGCGCTCGCCGACGATGAACGAGATGCTCGCCGAGG